TTGCAGTATCGCGATCCTCCAGAGCGGCGCGCTGGAAATCTTCCTCATAAATCGCCTTGAGCGCCGCAGCGCGATCAGCAGCAAACTTCAGAGAAAGATAGTACGCCAAGCCGGACGCCAAACAAGGTAAGAAGCGAAAATTCACGTCCGCCGTGTTGACATAGCTTCCTGCGTCTTGGATACGGCGAATGCGGTAATACACAAACGTGTACCCAGCAGCCGGGGCAGGGTAAAAGTACACCTTGGGGATGGTGGTGCGCTCGACATAAAACTGCGCAGGGCGAGCCTGCGTTGTTTTGTCAGGCACGTTGAGCCAGTCCTCACGACTGATGCGCTCAATGTACACATCCGTGTTGGTGCCTTGGTTGTTTTGACGAATGACCGCCTCAAGCACATTGACAACCGACTCGTCCAAGGCAATCTCGTTGACGCCAGCGGTCAACGGGAAAGTGGCCTGCTCAATTGTCCACAGGTTCAGCCCGCGATTGGCCCAGTCAAGGAAAAGCAAGTTGAGCGATCGGCGGGCCGAGGTGAGTTGAAACCCACTGGTTGGCCGCATGCCACAGCGCTCAAATGCTTCCTCAACCAGGTCGTCAATCGACAGGTTGAATGTGGTGGTGCCTGATGTGGCCATTTAGCAGGCTGCTCCGCCTTTTTTGTAGCCCTTGGCCATCATGCCCCCGCCCATTTTGCCAATGGGCTTGCCCATGGCCATGCGCTTGTGCTCATTCATGCCGCCTTTGTTGGCCATGCCGCCCTTTTTCATGCGAACAGGACCAGTGGTCTTGCTTGTTTCGGACATTACCTTGTTTGCAGGGCCGCTTTCAACAGCACCGCCGCCACGAGTGGCGCAACCCATTCCTTTACCAGCCATGATCATGCTCCTTTTTTCATTGCACGGCCCTTGACGTCGGCCGTTTTACGTTTGACAGCACGACCCATCTTGTCGCCCATGTCAGAGTCTTTCATCATCTTGCCGTCAGGCATCTTGTGCATGCCTACCGCGCCGCCTTTTTTCATTTTGCCAACGCCATCGGCCGCAAAAGCAGGCACTGATTTGCCGCCTTTTTTGACCATTTTCATCGGTGCTTTCATGTCATCCGTCCTTTTTGCATGTCATCGAGCTTTTGCTCGATTCGGTTAAACCGTTGATCCATGTGGACAACAAGTTTCTCAACTCGATCGTCCACTTCCCTGCGCGTGATGTGGTCCCTGGCAACCTCTTCGCGTGTGCGGTTAAGCAAAATTCCGAGCCTGGACAGCTCGTCGAACTTGCCTTTAAGCAAAAACCCCATGAGGCCCACTACCGCTGTCAAAACGATGTTCCATACCATCATCTCCATGTCAGCACTTCCATCGCGCCAGGGCGGCGGCCTTACGAGTCGGTTTACCCTTCTCGTCTTTCATCGGTCCCGGCATGCCGCTCATGCGCGCGCAGAACGAGTCCTTGCGCTTACCGCCCTCAGGCTGCGGGGCTTTCAAATTGCTGCCCGTTGCCGCGTTGTACTTTGCACGGCCTTTGGCAGTCAAGCCCGCCCCCTTGGAGACGGGCAATTTCTCGCCGCGACCGACCGAAAGGGAGGGGGTCTTTTTAGCCATTACTGCGCTGCCCCACCATAAAACAACAGTGTCACGCTGGTAACTTCAGCACTGGAAACATCAATAAACACCCCTGAGTCAAAGAGAATTCCCATATCCGGGAGGATAAGGTCAGTAGCTCCAGCCGCAGCAGGTGTAACAATGGTCAGCAGGGCTGTGCCTGCGGTAGTGCTGCCGTTCTTCAGGGAAAAAGACGCGGCTGTAGCGGTGTTTGTGAAGTAAATACCAGCTACTCTTGTGCGGCCCGCAACTGCATGGCCATCAGCAGTCTTTGTGACTGCCTGAATATTGCTGTTGCTCATGATGGCCCCTGGTTAAGCGGTACGCGTGAAGACGTATGCTGTGGCGCTGGAGAACATGATGGTGAATCGTGCCAAGCCGGTAACGCCAGAGGCCACAGTCAGGTCACCAAACGAACCGGCTGTGTCAGCAGCTGCGCTGGACAAGATACCGTTGACTGCAACAGCAATAGTCACGGTGTTTGCGCCGCCGGTGTTGTCCACGTACAGTTCCAGCACAGTGCCTTTAGTAGCGCCAAGAGCTGCGCCAAGCAAAGTGCCGGTAGGCAAAGTGATGGTCGTAGCGGCAGCCGAAGTGGATGTGATGTAGCCGGTTGCAACTTCAGCGGCGGTGGCGGTTGCGGTGGCGTTGATCGCGGCCTTTGTGGGGTGGTTCTGATCAGTGAAAACCAGGTTGGTAGTTGTCAAATCGGTCACGCTGGTAGCGGTGCCAAAAGTGGCATCTACAGTAACAGCACCGGAGGTGGGGCTGACGGTGACAGATTGAAAGCCGTTCTGCGAGCGAACTGGGCCGGTAAACGTGGTGTTTGCCATGATTTTCCTTACATGCAAGTTGAGGCGCATCTATCTGCATGTCGTCAGCCGGGACTGTCAGATGCGCCGAGAAACCCCGGAGTGCGTCCAATATAACCTATTTACAAAAAAAGAAAAAGGGGCCGAAGCCCCTTTTTATTGGCCGGGAACCCCCGACCCTTTTTCGCTTAGGCTGCGCCTGGCGAACCGAACATGCCGCGTGGGTCGCTGAAGCCGAAGCTGTAGCGTTCCCGGGCCTTGTAACGGACGTTGCCGGTGTCAAAGTCACCTTCGAAACCGGTCTTCATGGACACGCGCTCGAACATCTTCATGCCGTTAGGTGCGTCAGTCTTGAGGAAGAACGCATCTGGATCGGTCAGGAAGTTGTTGACCACGTAGCCCTGAGGCACCATGCCCATGTTCTTGATGGCGTTGACATCGTTATCAGCAGTACCGACGCGCAGCGTGGACTTCATGATACGGTCAGCAGTGAACATCAGCTCTTTGGGGATGATCAACTTCAAGCCTTGCACGGCGATCTTCAGGCCGCGTTCATCGGTGAACGCTGCGATGTCGATCAGGGCCTGTTCCAAGGAGGTCTCGGACAAGTCAGCGGCAGTGGCCAGAGTGTTGGACAGGTTTGGACCGCTCAGAGTGGGGTGAGCAGTGGAGCACAAAGCAACACCGTCGCCACCAATAGAGGTGGTGAAAGCGCCGTTCAGCACAGCTGCAGCCTTGATCTGCTTGGTTTGAGCCATGGAGCGAGCCAGAGCCTTGGTGTAGCGGGCCGACAGGCGGTCGTAGAGGTTGTCCTCAACGGCTTCTTCGGTCAGCGAGAACGCCAGGGCGATGGTCTCGTGGGTGTAGCGAGCAGTGTAGACCTCTTGTGCTTGGTCGTACGAAACGCCAGCGCCTTCAGTCTTCACAGGAGCTTCGCCGAAGCCCGATTCCATGACTTCCTCTTCAAACGCGCGGTCCGAAGATTCGATAGCGTAGATTTGGGTGTGTTGGTTCTCGTAGTTTTTGTACTCGAGGCCGAAAAGGGCGTTGAGGCCTGGCTCAAGTTCCTTGACCAGTTGTGCGCGTGAAATTGCCATGATTAAGCTCCTTGACCAGCAACACCAGCACTGCCGTACAGATGTTCGTTAATTTTCACAACCACCACGGCATTGGTGCCCAGGGCGTTGCCGGGGACGTCATACATACCGACGATCTTCAGGTTCAAAGCGGCGGTATTGGCGATGGTGGACGAGTCCAATTCCATGGTGGAAACACCTGTGGTGGTGCTGCCGCCAGTGCCGACGACGTCAGCGTTCTTGCCGATGTCGGCCTGAACGATGTCTTCATCAGCTTGGATCAAGAACAGCTGTGATGGATCGTCGATCACGTCGGCAACGATCTTGCCAGCGGTGATGTTGACCGAACCAGGGTAGTAGTTCTTCCAGGTGGGTTTGCCTGTGGTGGGGTCGATGTACTGGCAACCATTGAAGACGCCAACGGCGGCTGTATGGGTGGCAGGTGCGAATTTGACCAAGTAGCCATCAAAGATGGTGACGAGGTCGCCTTGGAAAATTGCTCCGGACTGGTTGTCTGCAATTTCGTAGCCGTACTGAGCTTGGGCACCAGTGGCGGAGAGATTGCCGAGAGGACGCAGACCAAAGGCTTTGTCGATGTTAGCCATTTGTCATTCCTTTGAAAAAGATGGATTCGTCAGCCCTTGTTAGAGCCGCCGAAGGATACGCGAGACTGTCGGGTGGGTCGCTGAATGGTCATGCTATTGTGAGCATTCGCTTTCATCAGCTCATTGTCGGCAGCTTGCAATTGGTCGTTCGCTCGATTACGGTAATACGCATTGCGCTCTTCAACTGTTTCCACAGGGATGCGAGCAAGGAGTAGGCCTCCCACGCTGATCACGCCAGCATGTCGGCCATCTTCCACTGTTGGGACGTGATAGTCGGGGTACTCGTCCCCACGAACCAACTCATACCCCTCGCGGAGTTTTCCAGAGATGTTCGTGCGGTCGTCAATACCACCAGCTTCAGCCCGAATCCAACGGTGCTTGTATCCCGGAGGCGCAGGAGGCGCATCCAGTCGTGAAGGGGGAGCCCAGGGTTTACGTCGCGCATCTTTCTCACGGGATTCGACACCGCGAGAATTGCGATTGAGTACGGGTACTTTAACGTCTGACATGGTCTTACTCCTTTACGTACTTGGCATATTCCTCGAGAGGAACGCCCAGCTTTTTGGCAATTGCAACTTGACTTGGTGTCAATTTGACAGTGCGGCGTGCGTTGTTAATACCCGAGGATCGGGATGCAGGTGCCACCGTTTGCACGTTCCTGGTGGCTCTGTTAGTTTGCGCTTGAGACTGGCCTCCTCCCAGTTTCTGGGGGAAATTCTGTTTCAAGCGTTTGTCAAGCTCATCATAGTACTCCTCGCTGCTTGGGTCAAATCCTTCGGATTGGATTAGCTGGCGATGAATTCCCCACGCTGCGTGGGTCATGGCCGTGTCGCGGCCGTACCAAGGATTGCGCTCTGCCCATTCTTCAACACGAGGATCAACCTCTTGTTGCACTTGGACCTGTGGCTGCTGCGCGGCCTGCTGGGCAGCCACCTGCTGTTGGTAGTTCCACTCTTGCTGTTGCTGCTCGCGCTGCTGAGTGGCCGTATTGAGCTGATTTTGCTCCCAAGTCAGGGACGTGAGACGCTGCTGGGCCTCTGTCTCGGTGTCAATGTCGCCCTCTTCACGGGCCTTGCGGATGATCTGCTTGAGAGCGACTACTTGCGTCTGCACACGGCCGTTGGCCTCGCCCAGGCGTTCGCTGTCCACGGCCATGTACTGCTGTTCAAGCTGCGTGGCGCGAGCCTGGACGCTCTTGGCATATTCCAATGCCGCCTGCTCACGGCGCTGGGTCTCGCGCAGGCGTGCGGTCAGCTTGTCAATGCGCTTTTTGACGCCTTCGCTGTATTGGTCGAGCTCGCCCCCGGCAGCGTTGTCGCTGCCCTGTGGGGAGGGCGTTTCAACAAGGGGCGCTTGGGGCTTGTCCAGCACTTCAGCAGCGCCGTCCTCCCCGATGGATACGGTGGCTGGACTTTCATCCTCACCGATCTTAAATTGCAGGTCATCATTCATGTCGTTGCTCCTTTACATGTGCAGAATGTCTTCAGGACTGTTCACAACAGCCAAAACTTCGTCGTCGTTCAACAAACGAATCTCACCGCCGTCGATTGGGATGCGAGCACCCGCATATCGGCCGAAGATGATCCAGTCACCTGCCTTGCTCCACGGTCCGGCGGGAAATTTACTCTCGTCGGCATAGGCAAGATCGCCCACTTTCAAGACGTAGCCGCACGTGGTGCCAAGCTGCGTTCTGCGCTGCGTTTCCTCGGCCAAGACGATGCCGCCTTTGGTCTTCTCCGCGCCGCGATAGGGCAGGATGGCAATGCGCCACCCGGTAGGTTTTGGAATGGTGTCGATGACGGCTTGGGCGAGCTTCTCGGGGTCAAACCCGAGCTCGGTGTAGGCGTCTTCGAGGGCTGGCGGCTTGTTGGCTGCTTCCTCGGCCCACTTACGCTCCAAGGCGGTCATGTTGATTTCAGGTACTGCTGCGGTTTCCATGGTCTTCCTTTCACTTGAGAAAATCGTCGACATCGTCTGTGACCTTTTTGAGCAAGTCTTTCACGGAGTCTTCAACCATTCTCAAACCCTCAAGGCGACCCATCATGAAGCGGTAGCGCTCCATGTCTGTGATGGTTCCGTTCAGGACAATCTGCTTGGATTGATCCTGGAGTTTCCTGATTTCTTTCAGAACTGCTTCTGCAAATTCAAGCATGGTGATTTCCATGAAAAGCAGACGGTACAAGGCCCCGTCTGATAGCGCTTACTCACAACTCAGTATATCTTAACTGGACGGTTGCCGTCACGCTTTTTGACAATCATGGACGGACCCTGCACGCCCGGGGGCGTCTTGGGCATCCCGTACTTTACGCCCTTTGGTTCTTTGGTCTTCACGCGCTTGAGTGGAATTTCTTTAACCGCCATACTGGCCTCCTGGTTGGTTGAGCTTGGCTTCCTGCAGTTGCAACTTCTGACGGTTGAGCTGCAAAGTCTCTTGCTGCTTTTGCTGATCCATGGCCAAGCGCTGTTGGTCAATGTTGATGCGCGCTTGGTCGGCTTGGCCGCGCTGGGCAATCTCTTTTTCCTTGAGCACGACCAACGGGTCGGGTCCTTCGCCACCTGCGAAAGCCTCTTGCATGTCCCGCACCTCCTTGATT